GTCTGGTAGTCCAGCGCGGTTATATCCAGAGTTACGGGGTCTGCGGCGTAGGCTACGGTGCAGAGGCACAGCATGAGCATAACCGCGAGGATACAAGTGAGTTTCTTCATTTTGATTTTTTCCTTTCTTTGTTTTTGTTTTTTTAATTATGAAAAAAGAGCCGTGCGGCTCCTTATTCCGTGTATTCGCTCCATTTGGAGCTGCCCGCCTTGGGCTTGTAGACGGTGGATTTGATGTGCTGCTCGGTGCATTGCCACGTTTTGCCGTTGTAGGTCACTATGGTGCCTACTTCAATCACCGTGCCGTCCTCGATGTCGCCCCACGCGGGATAGGTCACGGTCTGCACCGCCCAATATGTGCCGAGGTTTTCGGCAGGTGGCTTGTTGCGGCTGTATTTAAGGGCGACATAGCCGCCTTCAACTGTGTCTCCGGCTATATAGCGGGTCTCGGCGTCCCACGGTGCGCCCTGCGTGGGGGTGGGGGTAAGCCCCGCCCGCGCCGCCGTCAGCACCTCTACAAGGTCGGTCTCGTGCGCCTCGATTTCCGCTTTACGCACGGCTACAAGCGCCATAAGTTCACCTCGCGTCATTCACATTCACCCCCAGCTCCGCAAGCGCGTCTATATAGTCCTGCGTGGTGGCTTGTGCCTCATGCTCCGTCCAGCTCTGGACTATCGCTTCGCCGCTGTCCTCCCACATTTCGGTATAATAAAAGCCCTCCTTTGAGGGCATGGGGGAACGGGTCACGGGCTTATAGCCCAGCTCCTTTATTGCCGTATCGTCATTGGTGGAGAGGTGCGCCCCTGCGGGGTGCGTCACACCATTGATTATAAGCGGCGATTGCAACTCAACCGGCAGGCGCAAGTATTCGGGATACTCACCTACCAGCTTGGCATAGCTTGTGTTTATCATCGTACCTCCTTTTCCTATATCAAATTGTGGTCAACTTCAGTTGTGGCATAAAATTCCCCCGAATAGCTGCACTAATATTTACATCGCTATTAACAGCGTGCGAATATGTTTTAGTTGTGTTCATGTCTTGGAATTTGACAACGGTTTGTCCATCAATAGTAATGGTTGCATAATAGCGAGTGTCACGCGCCCCTCCTATAGTAACACTCAAAATAATAGTATCTCCCGCATTCACTTCGTAAGTACCTGAACTTTTAACAACCGTGCCGTCCGGTAAAGTGATTGCAGAATACGAACTCACACTACCGCTAAAAGTACCTGATGCTGTGATAGTATACTTCTTCTTTCCCATTGCCATCATCCTGCGCCGTAAGGCAAACTGCAAGGGTATCATGCGCTTACAACCTCCTGCACCGCCCACACACCGTTGTATACGTCAAATTCGTAGGTCTTGCTTGCCTCTATTGCCGGAGCCTCGCCTAAATAGTTCGCCCCGCTCACAAATGACACCGCAACCGAGACCGCCGTGCTGAACGTGCCGTGCGCCCAGCCGGAAGCTGGCGGGGTAAACACGTATGTACCCACAGGAGAGGATACGTTATATATAGTGTTTGCCGTCAGCGCCGCGCCGCTGGCGGGGAGGGAGGTTTGCTGTGTGGGTGGCGCGACATAATCAGTGCCGGGAATAGCAGCTTCAAAGAATGAGCCGTCACTTTTTTTTATCATCGGATAATCAGTACGTTCGGACAAATCTACGGTCATTTGGACATACTGATTAAGCACGGCGAGAAGCGCAAGCGGCGATACATAATCGCCTACGCTTGTGTCGGTATCCATGTCTTCAGCTTCCGCCACTTTGCCGTCTACACCCTTGAGCAGGCCGTTAATGCTAGTCACTGTGTTAACCGTTATTTCGTTAGGACCAGCGGGACCCTGTTCGCCCGGTGTGCCGGGGTCGCCGGGGTCGCCTTTCGCTCCCGTATCACCCTGCGGGCCTTTGATGCTGGTGCTTACGGGATTATCCAGCCCACCATTGTTGCTCCATGAGATTATGCCATCGGAAGAGACAGCGGGGGTAAAGTAGGGGCCGGTATCTCCTTTTAGACCATCCGCGCCCTTGGGGCCTTGAATGCCCTGTGGACCTTGTTCGCCCGTATCGCCCGTCGCACCTTTTTCGCCTGTCGCGCCTTTTTCGCCCTGCGGGATGCCGAACTCAAAATCAAATACCTTTGCGGTGTCCGCGCCGCTTGCCGTTACCTTCACGGTGGCGGCGGCTCCGGCGGCGAGGGTGTTTGCCGTGGCGGTGGGCGTGCCAAACCCTGCGGCTGTGCCGGGGTCGCCTTTTGCGCCGGGGTCGCCCTTCGCTCCGGGGTCACCCTTGGCTCCCTGCTCTCCTTGTATGCCTTGCTCGCCTTGTATGCCCTGCAAGCCCTGCGGGCCTTCGGGGCCTTGGATACCCTGTTCGCCCTGTATACCCTGTTCGCCCTGTATACCCTGTTCGCCCTGTGGCCCCCGTATATTGATTGTGGCGGGGTTTTCCAGCCCGCCGTTGTTACTCCACGATAAATCGCCATCAGCGGTCACAGAGGGCGTATAGTGCGCTCCTGCGGGGCCTCGTTCTCCCTTGTCTCCGGGGTTGCCTATAAGCCCTTGTATACCCTGCTCACCTTTGGGAACGCCGAACTTAAAGGTGAACACTTTTGCGGTATCTGCGCCGGAAGCTGTCACCTCTACAGTAGCGGGGGTTCCCGCGTCAAGGGTGGTCGCCGTGGCAGTGGGTGTGCCGAATCCGGCGGCTGCGCCCGTGGGGCCTTGTTCGCCCCTTGCTCCCGTGTCGCCCTTCGCGCCGGGGTCGCCCTTGGGGCCCGTATCGCCTTTAGGGCCAGTGGGGCCTTGCTCACCTTTTGCGCCCTGCAAGGGGCCGTTGTTTACCCACTTGGAGTTTACGCCGTCCCAGATATATATATCATACGGTTCGCCCGCGCCCACGCCGTAAGCGTCGCCAGCGGAGGGGTTAGATACTCCGGCTTGTAATGCGGAGAGGGAAGCGTAATAGCCCAACACGGCAAATCCTTCGCCCGTATCGCCCTTGGCTCCCTGTGCGCCCTGTGGCCCCCTTATATTGACTGTGGCGGGGTTATCCAGCCCGCCGTCATTACTCCACGACAAATCGCCGTCAGCGGTCACAGAGGGCGTATAGTGCGCTCCTGCGGGGCCTCGTTCGCCCGTGGCTCCCGTATCCCCCTTGGGGCCCGTTTCTCCCGTGTCGCCTTTATCGCCTTTCTCGCCTTCGGGGCCTTGGGGGCCAGCGGGGCCAGCGTCGCCCTGCAAGCCTTTCTTGCCCTCCGGGCCTTGCGGGCCGGTAGGGCCTTGCTCACCACGGGGGCCTTGCAAGCCTTGTATACCCTGTTCGCCCTTGGGGCCTTGTATTCCTGCGGGGCCTTGTACACCCTGCGGGCCTTGGAGGCCTGTGGGGCCTATTTCACCCTTTTCACCCTGCGGGCCTGTGGGGCCTGTGGGGCCTGTGGGGCCTGTCGCGCCTAACGCCTGGGATACTAAGTCCTGAACCTCGGCAAGAAGCTGTTCCGCCACACTGGGGGTGGGAAGATTGGAACCGGGAAGGTCGGCTATTATCTCAATGGGCCGCGTTCCCGTCCACTTGGCTATGATGTTCTTCTCATCGTTCGCCAGAGTGGCTAAAAGTGTGAGGTTCATCATGCCCCGCTTGCCCGTAAACAGCGGCGTGATATGCCATGTAAGGGTTATTTCTTCCCCCACATCTTTATACAGCACATACCTTGCTTCCGTGCCGTCCATGGGCCAGTACGCCTTTATGGTGAAACCTGCGGCGGCAAGGTCTACATCACGGGAATCTAAGGGTATGCTGATAGTGACGGTATCCGCCAGACTTTCGCCCTCGATAACAAGGGACTGTATAGGGGTGGTGAGAAGATACTTTCCGTCAACCGTTATTCTGTGCATTGTTCGTCCTCCGCAAGTTTTTCTAAGGCCAGAATACAGCCTAATTTCGCGTCTAAGTCCGCTTTTGATACAACAGGTATAGAAGTATTAAGTGTGCGTATTATCGCTTGTATAACGGCTTTCTGTTCGTCTGTCATTGTTCTAACCTCTTTATCCTTTCGTCAAGTTGTCTAAGCAGGCTATGTGTAGCCTGTGCGTCAGCCCACAGAATAGCCGGAACGCGGTCATATTCCACCGATTCAGCCGTTACCTCCCGCGTTTCTTTGTCAGTTTGGTAATCCACCAGCCACGGGAATTCCGTTTCAAGCTCTTCGGCGATAAAACCATAAAAATAGCGGCCTTTGTCTAAGCCGCTTTTAGGGGTGTATGTGACCGCCCTCACGCGGTCTATTCTGTCGCTTACGCTGTCATACTCCCTGATATCGTGTACCTCCTTTTTATATCGTATGGAGGATGAAACCATACCTAAAGAGTATCCACCGCCACCCGAATAAGAAACTAATCGAGCATTGGCACTGCCGCTTGCACTCGGCGGGGATGTCATAAAGAATCTGTTATCAGTCGTTAAGTTACCCTCAGCATATAGATTACTTTTTACTGACAGACCGGAATATCCCTCTATATCCACGGCTCCTAAGGTCAGTTTTCCGTATGTATTGCCATACAAAGTGACACCGTTACCCGTAAGATTGTTTCCGTTTATGGTAAATCCGGCAATCGTACCGCCTGATGCCGTAAGGTTGCCGGTGGTCACTGAGCCGCTTACGGTGGCATTTACGCACGTCATTTTGCCGTTTGTATCTATCTTGAAGTTGTTGTTCGCCGTTACAACGCCGTTAAGGTTTATCTTTGACGCGCTTATTGATACCGCTTCCGAGCTTTGATTTATGGTGGAAATAACATTGTCCTTGGTGACGGTGCTCGATAACCCCTCGGCGGTTATTTCAAGCTGTGTCTGCATACTCTGCGTCCATGTGGTAGGCATACATACGGTGTTATCTACCACCCACGCCGAACCCGTGTAACGCTTTATTTCCTTTGTCGAGGGATTGTACCAGTATTCGCCCTCCTTTGCGCCCGTAGGCGTGGCGGTCTGATTGTATTTAGGGGAGATGACCGTCTGCCACGCGGAACCCGTCCATACCTTTATCTTGCCATCGTTGTACCATTGATACCCCGTGTTCGCGGTTTTCTGGTCTTCGTCCCACCCTAAAGAGGGGTCGGTGTCGGATTCAACGGGGGTCAGGAAAGCTACCCGTGTAACCGTCTGTTTCATTCCCTCAACGGTCATTTCTATTTCATGGGCTGCGCGTCCGGCTATGAGCGTCCGGCGGTTCTCCGCGCTTATGGCGGGGCGTGAGGGGGAGCCGGAGCTTATGTACTGTATCCTTGCCCTGCCCTTAAATGTCAAGTCCATGCGGTAAATGGGGAAGGTGTAAGCCCCATCGTCCGTGACTACCTTTATCATGTCGCCCGCTTCCAAAGACCAATCGCCCTTTGCGTCCAACTCGACAGGCGTAAACGCCGCAAAGGAGTTTAAGCGGTTATAGATTACCTCTGCATAAGGTCTTATCTGTGCATCGGTATAGCCATACAGCATAGGGCAATCTATTATCTGATAAGCGTTCGTCCCCGTTCCGACTATTACGCCTATATCCTTTTCGGAAGCGGCTACTTGTAATTTGTCTATCTTGGCTACCTGATACTCCGATACCACGGCGTTATAATAGTCCGCGGAATTGGCGGTCTTATTAAAGGTGATATCGGTATCGGTGAACCACGCCAGCTCACATACCCCGCTTCGGGATATGCGGGCAAAGGAACACGCCGCCTCGGCTATCCATTGCAGAACTTCCCGGCAGAGAACATCTTGCGTCCTGAACAGCGGCGAATCAAAGGTTTTCCCCGAATTGGGGAAGTCTGCCGTTGAAGCAGGTACGCCGACATGAGCGCAAAGCAATGTGAAAATATTTTTTAGTGTAGTCGGATACGAAAGGGAATTAAGAAAAGCATCTGCGCTCACATCGAATTTTACCATTCTGTCATGGGCGGTGATGCTTATTTTTTTAGGTTTAAGTTTGTCGGGCTTTTCGGAGATAAACACGCCCAGAGGAACGTATTCGTATTCTTCCCCCACGAGTACGCCTATTGAGGCGGTGAACTCCGTACCGTCAAAGTTAAAAGAGGATAGCCCCCCGTCAAAGTTAAGGAGTTCTATCCCCAGTTCTGCGGAACAGGCCGCGCCTATTGTCAGTTCTTCGTCCTCAAATGCCATGCTTGAATAGGTCAAGCCGGAGATAGAGAGGTTTTGTTCCGCTATCTGATTTTCGCCGAATGTCAGCTTTAGCTTTTGGGGCTTGCCCGACATTACGGCGTTACGAAAGCCTGTGCTTACTGTATACATTTTGCCTCCAATAAAAAAGACACCCGAAGGTGTCACGGGGGGATTCTATTTAAGTTCAAGTGTAATTTCGGTTTTCTCGTCTGAGAGACTGAAAAATCTCTCTATCACTAATTCCACTGGCAAAGTTGCATTTCGCAGCATGAAAGTCTTATCAACCCTTATTGGGGTGTCTGCCTTGACTTCTGTTCCCCATTCTACGCAATCCTTATTGTCATAGTAGTCTGTTTCTAACTGAATTCCATCTTGAAACGCCTTACAGTACGCTACTACATCAAAACTCGTTGGTTCATCGCCATAATTAACGAACTCGAAAACAACGTTTAAACAATCTTCACCCGAATAATTCTTGACTATCGAGTGTGATATATACGTGACCTTAAAATCTCCCTGGTCGAAAACTCCTGGAGTTTTTTCTTTCTCTCGCATTGTTCCAGAAGGCGTGTGAACTGGCTGCGGGGCGGCGCTGTTTTCCTTATTACTTTCCACAACACCGCTGATCTCGTTCTCGCTCTCTACGGAATAGTTCCGCTCATTTGTCTGCTCCGTTCCTCTCATACCACGTGTCAGCATTGACAGTAAAGAGAACACTATCAAGAGGCTTATAACGTAGAACCACCACTTCTTATAGAAATTCTTCTTATTGAAGCTGAGGAACGTAGTGATGAAGTAAGCGATTCCGAACATCAAGGCGAAGAAAGACCAAATAGACAGGTCGCCATATTGGGTCGAACCCGCAAATCCGATGAATGAGCCAATAATCCATATTACCGCTGCTATCAGGCTTCCAATAGGTTTCTCCCTTGTGCTTATTCCTACAATACCAGCTATCAGAAGTGAGAACGAAAGGAGGATACCGATCAAACCGCTTGCTACTGTTTCCTCTGATACCAAAGCTCCTAAGGAAGTAACGGCGCAAGATTGCAACATGGAGAATATAAACAGGACTATGCTTACGATTCCGAGAACAAGTTTTGTAGTGGAAACAGCTTTGCTCTGCTTAGGCTTCTTTCTTCTCCTCTGCAAAAGGTCTGTACCGCAATCGGGACAAAATCTTTTATCCGTGTAACTGCCACATTTCCGACATTTCATAACAAACCCCCTTAAAGATATGTAGTTTTATTATCACGCCTTTAGGGGGAAGTGTCAATACTCTATTACCGTCATGCTCAAAGAAATATACGCCTTGTTCTTATCACCTTCGGGGAACCAGATAATTTCTTCTTTCCTGTCGCCCACATAAAATGTGCCGGAATAGTTGCCCGCAAGGGTTTTAGGGTTCGGACAGGTAAAAGGAAAGCTGTCGGAATCGACAGCCTGTAATATCGCCGAGCACAGCTCCCATGTCAGCACGTCCCACGACAATTCAACGGTCAGCTTCTGCGCTACCATTGTTCGGTTGAGTGTGCCGGAAGCGTCTCTTTCAGCCTCCGTGTCAAGGTCGGCGAGTGTCATATTCAGTTTAGAGGGGTCGGGGAGCGTATAGCTCCCCGCCTTTAAGCCTATATCATATCTATACATCACACGTTACCTATGGCAATATTGTTCATATTGACCGATTGATTGACTATCCTGCCCAGCTTCGCAGAGGGATACAGTGCTATCTCCATATCCTTATCCGCTATTCTCTTGAGCAGGGCTATGATGGTTTGGGTATCCTTATCGTTCAGCCCTCCCATTATGGATTGCAGCTTGTCAAGGGGGGCTATGACTTCGGGATTGTTCTTAGCGTTGGCGTATTCGCCTACCTGCGCCAATGTGTAACCATACACCAGGCCGCCCTTTGCAAAGGCGGGTACTCCTATGCTCGTATCAACATTCAATGCACCCTGCAAGGATTTGGAAATATCCGCCATCGACCGCACGGCAGCGGCTTTTCCGCGCTGGATGCCTTGCGTCATGCCCGCCATAATGTTTCCGCCTATTCCGGCGAATACCTTTGAAGGAGAGTGAATGCCGAATACGCTCTTTGCGGCATCTATAACGCTTCTGAACTTGTCTGTTACCCAATTTTTGAATGAAGTCCAGGCGTTATTTATGCCCTGCTTAATACCGTCTATAATAGCGGAACCAACTTCCTTGAGCTTGTTAGCCGCGCCGCCCACTATGCCGAACGCGCTCTTAATCGCATTCATTACGGGGGTAAAGATATTGGTTACTACCCATGCGCCGATTGTGGCAAGAACATTTTTAATACCTTCAAGCATACCTTGAATAACATATCCGCCTTGTTCCGCCATGACGGTGGAAGGAGAGTGAATGCCAAATGCCCTTTTAAACCCTTCGATGAATGGCCTGCATATATGCTCATATATCCATGTGCCGATATTGACGAGAGCATCTATGATACCCAAGAACAGGCCAGCAACAACATTGCCTCCAGCTTGTTCCATAATGCCCCTCCACCACTCCGTAACGCTTTGCCATGCAGGTTCTATCAGCCCGACAAAGAACGCCGTAAGGCCGCCGAGAGCCGCTCCGATGCCTTCAAAGAGCTTATCCACCAGCCCGTTCCAGTCAATGGTTCCTATGAATTGCGCTACCTTGTCGCCCAATTCCTGCCAATTTACCGTTTCAAGCGTCTGAATGGCAACGTCAAACAGGCCGCGGAACTTAGCATTAAGCATTTCCGCTATGAGTGCCACATCAAGGTTCTCCACCCATGCGTTTATAGCATTTCCTAACCCCTGCCCTAATCCGGCCCAATCGGTTTGCGACCAGAATGTATATAGAATATCGATTATGGCGTTCATGCCGTCCGCTATAGTTTTGCCCATCAAAGACCAGTCAAAATCAGCTATAAAGCCGTTCATACCGTCCGTAATGGCCTTCATTATTTCTACACCCTTAGGCCGCAGGGTATTGTTTATCCAGTTATCCAGAATAGACATGCCTTTATTCATGCCTTGGGCGATTATCTGACCCACGCCATACCAATCACCTGCGGCAATAGCGGCTTTAAGTTTGTCTATCCATTTTGCTATATCAGTCGGGAGAATATCGGCTATATCGGTTTCCTCGAACATCTTACCGATATCTCCGGCGCCACCACCGCCGCTGTCCTTTTGCTGCTGGATAAGGTTTATCTGGTCAAATCCCGCAAGAGTGCCTTTTAGTTCTTTTGCGGCCTTGCTGGATTTATTGAGGGATTTAGCGTAATCCTGCTGGACATAAGCGGCTTTTGTGAAAGTGCTTTGCCCTCTTAGCTTTGCAAACATCGCGCCTATCATATTGAACAGGTTAGCTATTGCCATCGTAACTTTTGTTATAACAGGCATAATGGCTTGCAACGCGGGCAGGAATGCGCTTGCGATAGAGTTCTTTGCATAAGTAAATCCGCTCTGGAGGTCTGATAATGTGGCATTAGCCTTTTGAGAGGCCTGCGCCATATTCTTAAACCCTTCCTGCACACCCATTATTACGGCGTTTATGCTTCGCCATATAATCATACGGGACAGGATTTTGCCGACCGCTTTACCTAATTTTGAAAAAGACCTGTGTGTTTTGGTTGTCACGCTTTTTGCTATGGATGGCAGTTTACTAAAAGACTTCTTGATTGAAGAGCTCATTTTAGTAAACGCATTTGCGCCTTTCTTGGCTGCTTCTTTTGCTTTCGCTACCAGTTTAGAAAATCCGCCTCCGCTGTTGCCTATTTCTGCCTCGGCCTCCTTGGCCTTTTCTTTCATCTTCCGTATCTGCTCGGTCACAGACAGGATTTGCCCCCGGACACGTTCAAGCCCCTGCCCTGTGCCGCCGCCCTCGGACAGCTTTTCTTCCACGCCTAAGAGCCTTTGCAGCTTATTATAAAGCTCATCGAGCTTCATGTTGAACAGCTCGGCAGTATTCGCTTCCTTAACAAACTTTTCCGCTAAGTCACGGCTTACGGGCTGGGCTTCCTTCGGTACTATGGCTTCCGCTTCGGCTTCCGGGTTGCGTCCCTTATAGGCGTTCGCCCCGAATCCGGCAGGAACCTTGCTCATCGCCTCGTCTAATCTGCGCTCTACTTCCTCGGCGGTCTCCGCGACCTTATTTAAGGATTCGCATTGCCCGTCCGCCATCTGTTCAAACGCATTGCTCTGTTCGCTTGCGCTGGCGGATATTTTGCGCGTCTTTTCATTGAGCATTTCGGCTGCCTGTGCGGCTTTCCGCTGCGCGGCTTCAAGCGCAAGGTTTGACTTGGCTATATCGTTCGCGTACTTCACCCTTGCGGCTTCGGTTTTAAGCGCTTCCCTTTCCGCTGCGGCTTGTGCGCGTATGGCCTTCGCGTTCTGCATACTGCTTGCCGACTGCTTTACAAATCGGTTAAGTCTGGTTTCCAGCTCGGTCAAGACCTTCTCGGCGGTTGAAGCATCACAACCGACTAAAATTTGTAATTCTTCAACGACCACGGACATATCCTCCGAATTTATTTCTTATTTCGTCTATCCTGTTGTCAAGGCTCCGCTCCCACGATGCAGGAACAAACAGTTCTTCGTACTTCGGCAAATCGTGCTTGGACTTGGAGAACATATTGCTTATGTTGGCGGCAATAAACCTTGATACCAGCACGCTTGAATAGTACATTTCCCTGCACTGGTTTTCCTCGCGGGCTTCGATATAGTCTACAATATCGGCGGGTTCATGCTCCCAAAACTGGTTTGGGAGCATTCCCGCCATGCTTGCACGTTTGAGCAAATCGTAGATTATATCGGTGAAGTCCTTTTCAATGTTTTTCTTAACGTCCTCGAACTGCTCTCTTAGCGAACGACGCTCTTTGCCACGTCCGCCGCCGCCGCCGTTATCGCCTCGGTCATTGCCGCCGACATATCCAGTTTGTTTAAGGGCTCCCTCATATAGTCCTGAATGCTCTGCCCTTTCAGGTCTACACGACCGAAAAAACCCATACCGTAAGCGAAGTTCACCAGCTCGGTATAGATGTCCTCCATGTAAGTACCCTGCTCCATGAGCTTGTCAAACTCGTCAAACACTGCCTGCTTATTCTTGGGCTTGGGGTTTGCAAACGACATTACCACATCTGCAAAGAAATCCAAATCGCCCTGCTCGTAAGCGGTGAGGAACTTTACTTTGAGATTAGGAGCACCTATTTTCTGTTTGAGGTCGCAATAAGCCTTGCAGGAGGCTTTAAGTTCAAATTCACCGATATTCATGCTGTTCTCCTTTATACGGGGGTAGTTACGGTTTTGCCGTTGAACAGGTCAACATAGGAAGTCGTTTCGCCCTGGAATGCGATATACACGGAATCGCCGACAAGGTTGACGGAGAATGCGCCCGTCTGGGCGTTGTTCGCCTGCTGACCGCCCGCGTACATGGATACGACCTTGCCCTTGTACAAAATGCCGGTTCCGATTTTGCTCGGGTCAGAAGGTATCTCGTACTCTTCGTAAATCCAGATAACATCACCGACCAGAAGTCCCATCTTCGCCATATTGCCGGTCTCGGCGGTGAAGTCGGGAACAAAGGAATACTCGAATACGGGCATTTCCTGCTGACCGGCAAGGTTACGCACGAAATATTCAGATATAATGTTTACGGAAACCTCGGAGGGTGAGCCGCCCTTATCGGGGGTCTGGGTAAGACCGGCTATCTCGGTCTTGTTTGCCATAGTGTAGGCGGTATCATAAAATACGCGCTGGCCTACGGAAGCCTGATACTGTGCCATATATTTCTCCTTTTAAAAAGTTTTGGTTTTTTTGAAATAGACCACGTTGACGTGCCATTTGCCGCTTGAATCGCGGTATGGCTCTGTCGTGCGGGTCTTTATATAGTGTTTTTCCAACATTGCGGCGTGAAGCTTATCGGACAAGTCAAGGACGCCCGTTAATCCCTTAATGCTTATATAGGTCTCGCCCCATACGCCGCACTTTATTGATGTGGCGGGCAGGGCTTCACCCTCCAGCGACTTTACCGCCGTTTCCTGGGTTATATTCAGCGTGATGACGGGAAACCTTTCGGGGGTCTCGTCAGATTCCGGCTGAACCTCGACCTTCAGTCTTTCGCTCAAATATTTTTGAGCGTCTTTGTAGATATTCGTCATAACAGTTTCCTTATCTCGTCCGCCACGGACTGAACAACAAAATCCTTTGCCGCGTCAAAGGCGGGCTTCATATAGGGATGAGCGTGTGCGCCATAAACCTTGTAGAATAGTCCCTTCTTGCTTAGGACTGTCTCAAAGTTGTACTTGCTCAGGTCTGCCATGCTTTCATGCACGTACCACGGGATTTTTGCCGAAGAACCCAGCTCGTTATAAATACCCGTGCCGTATTCCAGCGTCATAGCCTGCGGGATAGCTGCGGTATGTACCTTCCCTTTTACGGCCCCCGTTTTTTCATCGAAGATGGTAAATTCTATCGAATCCTTCAACTCCCCCGAATCAACGCGAACCATGGAAATAGCTATATCTGCCATTTCCTTGCCGCCGCTTTCTGTCCCTTTTCGAATGGCAGACTGAATATCCGGCCTTTCAAATCTCCGTATTACCTTAACTTTTACGTTAAACATACTTCTTTGCCGTATATGTCGCGAACCCACGGGCGGAGTTGACAGATTCCACAATATAGCTTGGCGTTTCCTGCGGGTCATTCAAGCAGATTCCGTCACCCTCGACTATCTGAACAGGACCGTCGGAGGGGTCTTTGCAGATTTTGATATATTCCTTGATACGTTCGCCGTACATAGCTATATCCTCTGCGCTTCCGGCAGAGTTAGCCACAAGCTTATACCGTCTGACTAAGGCCCATTCTGAAACAACAGTCTGCCCGTTCATCGTCTCCTTAATGGGGGCAAGCACATAAACGTCCTTCTTATCCTTCGCTCTCATACACCGCTCCTAACGGGTTCATTTTGCCTTTTAAGGCCTGTTTAAGGTTCTCGGTGATATCTATATAGTTAGTGGACACTCCCGCCGCTGACTGGGAATTAAAGGCTTCTGCGCCCATCTTCCCTATCGCCTTTACCGCCGCGTCCTCTATATAGGGCTCTAACCACTTCGGAGGCTCCTTGTAGCGGGTAATGGCACACGCTACTGCGGTATACCGCTCCAAAAACATCAGGACAACGCCATCCGGCGCACCCGTTTGAAGTTTTACGTTGTTTACCATTACCTCATTCATTTATTCCTCCTTCTTGGGGCGGCCCCGCCGCTTGGGTTCTTCTTCCTTAAACTCTCCGTCGTGTTCGTATCCCAGGGCGATAAGCTTTCTTATCGTCGCTTCGTTGGAAGTCTCAAAAAGGCCACGCACAAACTGTGCTATGGCCTTATCTTCCTTCACATCAAAGGGGATACTCGTTTTGTTCCCCTGATAGAATTTCATGGTTATTCAGTGGTGAGGTTGGTTATCTTGCCGTGGAGCCATTCAGGACCGTAGTTCAGACCTACCTGTCCGAATATCTCACCCTTCTTGCCAGCGCCAGCCTTAGCCAGCTCCTCAAAGAAGAAGTTGCCCTTGCCGGGGGTGGGCTGCTCCACAAGATGCACTACATCACGACGGAAAAGAAGTATCTGGTCTTTGGGCATGGCGCGGGAAAGAACTATGCCCACATCGCCGAAGTCGGTGATAAGGCGGGTCACGTTCACACCGGCCTCCATGCGGGAATCCGGCATCTGCATGGAACCCTCATACAGCGCGGAAATAGCCGCCTTCTGGAAGGAATTGCACATCAGTATCATGCCGTTCACGTCGCCGCCGTTGTCGAAGATGGACTTGACCAGTGACTTTATCATGGCCTTGGTCAGCGCGGCAGCGGTAGAACCTGAACCCTTCGCGTCTATGACGTTGGTGGTCAGCGCGGTAAGAATACCACGGGACTTGTTGATGGTAGCATCGGTGGTAGCGGCGTTGTACTCGCCCTGCAAGGAAGTGAACTCTATATCGTTGGCGATATTGAGCATCTGGCGGGAAATCTGCCAGTTCCACTCGTCGCCGGGGTTAGCCTGCTGACCGGCTATGTTGATACCGCTCATAGTACCCATGTTAGATTCCTTGGCATAGGAAATCTCACAAGCCCTCTGGTATATCTGGGTCACGTTGGTGTGCTGGGTGCGGGTTATCTTCTTGGTGTCAGGCGCGGTCATGGATGCCTGCTCGGATATGGCAGGCTGGGAGGGAGTGTCAAGGGAATACTCCTGATCTACCGCGAACTGAACGTGATTGGTGTACTGAGGCTCCGCTATAAGGTTTATAAACGGGGTCTGGGTGTTGCTCTTGGTGTAGAGCAGGCCGGAATAGTTAGGTACTGCAAAACTCATTATAGGGGCGTTTGCCATGATATTTTCTCCTTTAAGTTAAGTCTATTTTTTTTGATTGCGCGAGGGTCATAAGCTGCACTTGCTTAAGCATATTGCCCGACTTGACAGCTTCCGCCCACTCCGCTTTGAGCTGAGCGGCTTCATTTGCCTCTGCCCCGGAAGCAGGGGGTGTGCCGCCGCCCAGAAGGTCAGTTTTCGCTTTCTGCTCCGCCGCGATTACCTTAGCGGACAGAAGCTTTACGATGGAGTTCGCAAAGGCCGTAGCCTTATCCGCCTCCGTGAATGTAGGCATTTCGGGGAAATCGTCCTCTTTCAGCCCTGCTCCGGCAAATATCTTGCCTATTTCAAGGCTGCAAATCTTAGTCTTGTATTCGTTCTCCGCATCCTTTGCGGCTTTTTCCGCTTCCGCTCTGCGCTGCTCTTCCGTCATTTCCTTCTCCTTATAGGATTTAAGGTTCCTCGACAGTTCGGCGGCCTCGGAGGCTTTTTTGTCGAATACATCTTTTTTTACATATCCTGTGTAATCAGGTGTAAATTCATAAGAGGAATAAAGCGCAAGCTTTTCCTCGGCGGTCATATCTTCCCGATAGCCTTCCATTTTGGTAATGTCTATTTTCATTTTTTCTCCTTTGGGATTTATGTCTTCTCTGACAAAATGGGATTTATGCCTTCTCTGGCGTAAAATAGCACCGGCAATTAGGGTGTTTTGTCGGTATTTTGTCTATTGGATAAATTTTTCCGTTACGTTCTTCACACTCTTTGCAAACTTTTTCATCATTCTGTGTGTGCCACTTGATTTTTTTATAACCGTTGTCCTTAAAAGCCCTTATTACGGTCCTGTCTTCAACGGTTATGGCGAATTGGTCTGTTTGCCACGTCACATAATTCAATCCCCGCGTGAAATCCTGCTTTATCGGGGGATAATTGATAGTAGGGGGGTCTTTGCTGGAGTGCTCGGCATCAGCGATTATAGATTCAGCCAATCTTGCCCCCTTTCTTTCCAGTTCTTTTGTGAAAACATATTTAACAACAGGGTCGTAATCGTCCAGAATACCTATTACCCACGCTTCGAGTATCTTTCCCGGCCCGTTATGGTCTGCGTATGCTTTCTTGGCGATGTCTAAATACGCTTCTTCGGACAATCTCAGGATTTTTCTGTACAGAAGATTTATCTGGTCGATTACCTTTGTGTTGGAATCAATATAAAAGAGCGTTTCCTTAGTTTTCAGAAACGCCCTCGTTATTGTTTTTTTCAGGCTCTTCGCCCGTTCGTCCCCGTACTCGTACATTCATTGCCTCCGCTATTTCGTTTGCCTCCTGCTTATCCTGTTCAAGCTTCCGCTGATGAGCGGCCTCAGAATCCTCCACGAAGGACACCATATCAAGAATGTCCTTATCTGAAAGTAGCCCGGAGCCCTTGACTTGGGTCATAAATTGCGCCTCGTCCGTCATAGAGGAAGGAATATTCCTTGCGAACGCCACATCTAACACTTCCCAATTATAGTGGTTGGCGGTTCCCTCATTCATCAGCGCGGTTATCTTCTGCGCCCTGCCCTCCAGCAGACCTTTTTCAAAGTTACGTTCATACGCTATTATCGTGTTATCCATACCGTAGTTCTGGTATCTGACGGCCTGGATATTCTGATACACTTCGGCTATTTCAGTGGGGTTGGTCTGGCCTAAAGAGGCGTATATATCGCCAGTCAGAATGTCGAAGTACCCTTGAATGGATTGTATGTCAACATTCTTTATCAGCCATTCAACCTTATTATCCTCGCCCAGATATAAGGTCTTGAATTTGGACAGCCTTTCGTGAAGTTCTTCTTCGTCCTCATCGGTTTCGGGCTGCATATAGCCAATCATAAGAAGAATGGCCTCATCGTTATATTTGAACGTGTTGGAAACGTTGTTCAGGATGGCGTTTCTCGCGTGAACCAACGGAAGAACCTTTTCAAAATACCCCTCCCTGTTTGGCATGGGATATTCCACAATGGGTATGCCACAGGTCTTAAGCAGCGCCATTTCGGAAGCTGTAGCGGGTTCCTCCCGGACGTTGCCGTCAAATATATACTTTGTCCAGCGGTCATCCGTAATCAGTTCATAGGTCTCATACTTCCGATTATCCACGAGCGAAAAATATTCTTCTCGAATGATAAAAGCCGTGGGGTTGCGGTCTATGGTCTGGTCGTGGAACAGCATTGCCTTTCTGGTATCCACGGGCTTGAACTTTGGAGCTATCAGGCCGTCCCTTTTAGAAGCGTATATCCGTTCGTATGCCGTGCCGCATATCAGCGCGGAAGTGGCAAGCCGCATATTCTCTTTGTCCTCATGGTTCCGGCGCATTATCGCACGATAGCGGTTCAAATATGCGTCGTCCCTCGGATTCTTATCGGGCAAATCCTCAAACTGCATCTTAGGCCGCCCGGCAACATCGGAAGTCTTTTTGACTACCGTATTCGTCTGAACGTAGTATTTGCACGGTGAGCCTATGAAGTACCCGGCGGCTATGTCTACCGCGTATTTAGGGATAGGGGAATATATGCCATTCAGGTCAACGCAGTCGTACTCCTTATACATATCGCACCTTTTCAGAATGGAATCCTCCAGCGCACAGCCGAATACGGTTCTTATGTTATCCCCGTTTATCCTGCGGGCTTCTTCCCGCGTTAAAATCATTTCTGTCACAGTATCCTACCTCCGCCGATAAGCTTAGTACCGGCAAATATATCATATCCCAGGGCATATGAAAGCGCGTCTATGCCGTGGTTGTCCGCGTCCTCCGGTATGTCTAACTTCTGTCCGGCGGAATCCGTTTTCCACCGATAAACCTTAAACTCTCCTATCAGATTCACGCATTTATGGTCGATTATTATTTCATAGTCGTGCAACCAGTCTATTCTTCGGGTGATAGCGGACTTCGCCCCCTTGGCTTTGCCCTTCTTGCACTTGTCCGCATGGATACCCATCTCTTTAAGTTCTTTGATACGGTCAGGCTCCGCCGCGTCACAGTACACTACATGGCCCAGCGCCTTATTGTAGATCAGCTCCCCGTATTGGCGGGTAGTGACCTCGTTCACAAATAATTCATCAAACACATATATCTTGTGGTTATGCTTATCCAGTGAACACTTGACGAAAGCGCAGGGGTGATTGTATCCGAAGTCGCTCCCGACACGGATATTCCTGAATTCCCTGCCGGACAGGTCTGCAATATTCCAGTGCTTCCCGCGCTCGAACACGGTAGAACCCAATCTGCCAAAATTCCCTAAAGTATCTACCCATAATCTCTGTCCGGTTGATTGCTCCCTTTTCTGAATATCTTCCTCGGTGAGAAAACGGTTGTCGGCATAAGTCGTTTTCAAAATAAAAACATCTGAACCTTCGACCACACCTCTTGCGGTCTTGTCTTTCAGGGTCAAAGCCTTCAGTTCGTCTATCGACTTCACATCGGGGTGATGCCACAAGGGTTCAAAAAAGACCTTATAAAGCCAGTGCGTTTCAGGAAACGGGTTGAACGCCATTATTATTCTCTTGTTCGGCTGCGGTAATCCTCTCAACTTCGCGTCCTTATCAATACCTCTCAAACAGTTGTCCAGAACCTCAAACGCCTCATAAGAAGGACATTCGTCGCCTTCCTCCATGAATATGTCGGTCAGTATACCCTTCTTCGGCTTCAATGACTTCAATCTCCGCGTTTCCTCCAGCGCACCAAAGATTATCTGACGGCCATTATACAGACAGGTAATAGTCATGGTGGACTTGTCTACCGAAAACTCGTCTGTAAGCCCCCATTCGTCTATTACAGAGATTATTTCATTGAAGCAAGAGGTTCTTAAGTCTACCTTGTAATAACGGCACACAAGCCAATTATGGCCGTTATAGGTATCGGCTACTATCTCCCTTACAATGTGGTTCGATTTGCCGGAGCCGCGTCCGCCGAAGATGAGCTGCACTCTCGCTTTCTCATCGAGGGTGCAGGCGTACACATCGTTGAAATCGTCCTTGAGGATAAGGCGCGGTTCACCGTTACGCAGTTTGAAGTAATAGACCACATCGTTAGGGTCAACGTTATACTTGGCACAAATTGTGTAAATGTCCATTTTGTGGGGGAGAAAAAATGTGCGGGGAACTATATGTTTGGCGCGTCCCCCCTACAAAAACCACCCCCCCCATGGCACCCCCCCTCCGATTATGCAGCATATACATACATTTTTACAGTGCATAAACGGGGTTATCCAGCAGCACTTTTGTATATATATATACAGTATGCAGGTGCTAACCCCGTATTATACGACACTTTATACATTTTATTTTATAACTATTCGTTAAACTACACTTTAACGCATAGTTGAGCCGGAAATATACAGACTATGTAGACGCTATACATTGCCGCCAGACCGCCCGAAACCGCCTCTAACCACTCTATCAGCATCGGCCTGGGCGACCTCTACCCGCACCCCGTCAACGTCCCCGCAGCGGCTCAAAATAGCCAGGGCGGCGGCTGTAGAATCCCGTGCGTAGGGGGCATTTAGGTTTTTTTCGAGAACTTTTTGCGCACGAGAACGCATCCGCTGGTAAAATTTATCATCCTCCTTGCCCCGCTCCGCCAGCTCCTTGTCCAGTGCTGCTTGAAACACCGGGAACTCGCGGAACCACCGCCACACGGTGATTTTGTTTACGCCTACCCGGTCGGCAATCTCCTTGTATCCGCTCATGTAATGGGTGCTGCCGTCCTCCTGCTCCTCGCCCCATACCCACAATTTGACCGCTAATCGCTGCTCGTCTGTTAGTCCTGGTCTACAATGGGGCTGTCCTCTATATTGCTCTTTACTGCTTGCCATACGTTACACCTCCTCAATCCGCAACGGTAATTTGTTTATTGCGATAGTTTATCCCCCCTTTATGGGGGGACTTTGACAATCTTCTCAATTTTTCTTTTTTCTTTTTTCCACCCCTTCGGGGGGGGCGGTCTAATACTCCATATTGGTATTATAATAGTTATTTACCCCCACTAACCCCCGCAGCAAAAGATTTTGCCTTAAATGATATAAGAGGGCTATATCAGCCCTCTTTTTTTATGTCCTCATAGATCAGATCGGTTATATAGGCGTTAATGCTTTTTCCCAACTTTTCCGCCCGTTGTTTTATTTTTTCTTTTTCTCCTGCTTTTACTGTGATGTTAAGTCGTTCGTACATTTTTGAGTTATATTTTCTTTTTGCCCTCGTTGCTGATGTGCCCATGTTATCACCTCCGCAAACATTATATCACGTCCGGCATACTGGCGCAAGTATATCTTCCTAATTCTTTAATGCTTTTCCCTAAATATTTCAGTTGACTATATACTCCCGTGAGTATATAATAGAGACAACGAAAGGGGAACCACCCCGAACAATGGAGGTTATAAAATGGCAAGCTACAGAATCGAGAAGAACGCACAATATAACAGCAATGAAATCTATTTTGAAAGCAAACCCGCCGCCGAGGTTTTAACCGCTCTGCGCGGTCTGAAAATGCGCTGGAACCCCCAAAAGGGTTGCTGGTACGGATTTGCCGCGCAGAATGACATATTAGCGGCCATCGGCGAGCATGATAACGAGCCGGGCGGCACGATCTCCGAGGGTTATTTAGGGGCTACCCGCTGGGATGGCAACAAGTCCGGCAAACACCTATACGGAGCGGAGCTTAGCAAGGCCATCCGGGACGACATCAGGGCGGCAGGAATTAAGGGCGTAACGGTGAGCTGTAAGACCTACTCCGGCGGCCAGCACGTCACAGCCAAAATCAAGATAACAGAGGCCGACATGATAAGCCGCGAGCAGTACATAGCAGACTACACCATCAGCACAAGCCGGGCATGGATATATGATGGCAAGTCGGGCGAGTGCATACACATTGACAAATATTATAAGTTGGACGGCGCGGAGAAGGAGCGCATCAGGCAGGCCGCCGCCGAGTACGATTATAAGCAGGCGGCGCACGGGCAGGACATCAACCAGTACAGCATAGACAGGGAGACCGCTTACACTGCCGACACTCTCCGCAAGCTGCACAGGGTCAAGGCCATAATCGAGGCATACAGATACGACGGTACCAACAGCATGGTTGACTACTTTGACACTAATTTTTACTACGACTTGCAGACGGTGGCGGCGTAAAGCCGCCCCCGCCGTATGATTTTAAGGAGGTACAATATGCGCTATCAGGTCATCACATGGACAAGGGGCGAGGGGCACGACGAGCGGCGGGAGTTTAGCACCCTCGCCGAGGCCCGCGCCGCCGCCCGTATCTACCGCCGAGAGTGTGACGGCGTGGGGATATATGATTTCCGGCTTGGGGTCATTCGGGAGACTTTAGGACGGTTCCCCGATGTATGATTGCATGATTTTCACGTTCTGCATGATTCTGTCATCGGGGCCGTACATCAACGCATGATTCGCCGCTTTCAGGGCTTCTCTGGGGCGGCCCGTGTTATAATAGGCTATAGACAGCATATCAAACGGCAACGGCCCCCACGGGTCAGGCTCGCAGATGTATGATAACGGCCTTTCCCGTATGTTCACGCATGATTCGCCGTAATAGATGCATGATTTCCAGTTTTTAGCATAATACATGATTTTCATCATTTCAAACCATGCTTCACGGTATTCGGGGGCCTCGATTATAGCCTTCTGTAGCCACGCCTCGGCCTCTAATTGTTTTCCCTGTATGATTTTACACCGAGCAATAAAACGCATACTGGCGGCCCGCTCAGGCGGCCACACGGCGCTTCTAAGGGCAAGATGTTTCTCCAACGTTTCAATGGCCTTACTGTATTCCCGATGGAACATATATTCGCGGCCTAAGTAATGCATGTTTCTGTCGTTCTCCGGCTCTTCCTTGACCGCCAGCTCCAGAAGCGGCAGATAATTGCTCCGGCTTTTCTTCTCATCGGGCCAATGGTCAACCCTCAACGGCAAATCGCAGTATGATTCTTCGCCGTATGATTTCAGCACTTCGTGAACGGGATTCTTCCAGTAGTATGATTTTGTATGAATTTTATCGGCGTTGAATGATACTCCGTCCCTGCCGTATGATTCATGGCTCCAAACATATAAATATCTTCCCCGCGTCCCGTGGAAGTTTTTCCGTATGATTTCCGCCCAGCCGGGCTGTATGATTTCGTCCAGATCGAGGCATACCAACACGTCCGCATCTTGCGGTATGATTTTCAATGATTCATTTCGCGCTATATCAAATCTCCACGGCTGTATGATTTTGGTTTTTACGATGCAGTTGTATGATTTCAGCTTATCAACGGTTTTGTCTGCGCTCCCCGTATCGAGAACGCAGACATAATCAGCTTCTTTTGCCGTCTCATACCACCTGTCAACGAATTTTTCTTCGTCCTTAGCTATGGCATATACAGCTATTTTCATTTTCTCCCCTCAAAAACCAATTGATGAAATAAATCTGCCCTTTCCCCGTTACTTTCGGGGTGCGGGTTATTTTGGTGCTTCCGTCAGGGTTGGCTATGACCGTTTCCTTTATCTCAAAATATCCGGCTTCCATAGCCTTTTGGGTGGGCATATTCCAGTTTTCGCCCTTCTTACATAACCAGCCGTTATCCCTCAACCATGCGAACATTCTGTTAGCCCCTATGGGCTTCCCGTTCTGGCGTATCATCTTTGCAAGCTGTCCCACTAAGCAACTATCGTGTGAGGCTTGCACGGCCTCCGCAAACAGCACTTTGGGGGCGTTGTGTTCTACTGTCGCTTCAAGCTCCTTCCGCCGCTCCTGCTCTTGTTTAAGGGCTGAAAACACCTTTATGGCGTTGGCGGGGTCGGCTATCATCTGTTCTATCGTGGTCGGCGTGGCGTACATACCATGTTTACGGATTGAGGGTAGAACTTCGTGAATTATCCACCGCTTGAATGCTTTGGCTTCCGGTTTAGTAGAACAAAGCACAAGATGATAGAGACCGGATTCATTCACGCCGTTCACTTCTTGTGTTTTTGTGGGGCTTTGGGGGTGGGTTACTTTTAGTAACCCCCTTTCATCCTCATCCAGCCTGTCCATTGCACGGCTCACCTGCTCTAATTCAAGAGCTTTGCATACATCAGACGCCACAAACCACGGTTCGCCATCCTTAATAGTAGTCCTTATCTCTCCAAACTGGTTGTTGTTAAATATCTGTAATTCGTTCATTTTAACTCCTTTCGTCCAAATCTTATTCTTGTTACTGCCATCCTGAATCAAGCATAATTCAGCACCGTCAATCTGAAGCTGCCGTCATTGTACGGTGTGTCGTCAATCTGTACCGATTGAGGGATTACAAAAGCGGGGACAACCCCGTATGTGAACAACGGGCCGTCGCAGCAGACGGTGCCATCCATACTGACGCGCCATGCGACGCCAAAGGGACCCCGTGAGGAAAGCCACCAGCTTTGTTCACTGCCGTTAATGGTTTTTTTCCGACTAGCTCGACCAGTAAATATAGGCCATGTGAAACCCTCGTCCACTCCTTCTTTGTCGCCGCAGCCTACCATGGTCAACGTGGGAGCAAACACCTTGCGGGTTATATCCTCGGCGCCGCTGCCGTTATACAGCGGGATCGTGCTGGGGATAATCAGTTCTTTAAGCTCGTCGGGGTAGCTGTTGTATATTTCCGTCATGCGTTTGTCCAGGTCTGATCCGGCGTATTTTGCGTTACCGCCGAACCGGCACAGGCTGTGTATGTCCTTGCGGATAAACGCAGCTACACCCGCGCCGAAGTAGCCCAGCGTGTAGTCCGCCAACTCGTAGGTGTCATCCTCGCGGCGCTCGGGGATTTTGATGTTGTTTCTGAATGGTAAATCGCTTATTCTCATTGTTTCCTCCTATTCCGGTATGTCTATGTATTTCATCATTCTGTCTATCGCACGTTCTTCGAGGTGTTCTATTGCCTTTGGGGATTTATCCATTTTTACACCTACCCTGGTATTAGACGGCATATCCCGCGAATAGAAATGTTCGTAAAAGTTATATTTCAACTCGATTACCCTTCTCTGGTTCGCGGGGAACTCATCTAATGCGGCATCTATGAACGCCACGAATGACATATCATCGTTTATTCTTTCCAGCATTTCAGCCATTTGCAGATTATACCGCTCCTTTGCCGCCATGAGCTTTATAGCGCTCCGGGCGGTCGGGTCGGTAATGTCGCTGCCGTGCGGCATACCCGATAAAACCTGTGGGCGGATATCTGCTACCGCTTCCATTCTCTCTTTGATGCTGGCTATTTTTTTATCTATTTCTTTCGCGTTTCTCTTGGCTTTCCCCCAACGAACAAGCAACCGCCTGATGTATGCCCGTTGTTCGCGTTTCGTCATTAGTCCCTCCTTAACAATTCATCTGCCGTTATGTTAAAATAATCTGCCAACCATATGATTCTGCTCGCGGTCGGCTCCATGCTGTCCATCTCATAGTGATAAATGGTCGCCGCGCTTATGCCGGTTTCGCGCTCCATCGCAGCCCGCGACTTACCCTTCTTTTCTCGGTACATTCGTATCCTCTGCCCTATCGTCATGTTTCCTCCATACGCCGCAGTGGCAGTTAGTTTCCTGACCTTCTCTGAACTCCTTGCAGATACATCTGCTTTCCTCATCCTTGATTATCGCGCAGGGGCAGTATCCGCCCCCGCGCCGTATACACTCCCATATATCAGGCCGCAGTAATTCATAGCTCATTCCGCTCCCTCCCATATCAGCGGTTTTCCCTCTGCGTCTACCATTACGCACACGCCGCCTTGGTTTGTCTTTAGGTATTGTACCCCCGTGAGGTTATCGACATATATTCCATACATCGCACAACTATCCAGTATCCACAGTCTACGATTGCCAGCCTCAGCCTCGTTGCACCCGCACAGGGCGAGGGTCAGCAGGATTAATATTGTTATTGCTATTACTCGTTTCATTTTTCCTCCTTCAATAACTCAAAATAAAACATGACTTTATGCGGCTTGGGTTCTATCATACCGAAACGAACAGCATTGCGATATGTTGTGTTATCGCGCTGCAATACTTCAGGCCATCGTTCTATCGCCTGCCTGAATTTTTCCAATGTGAGACTGCTCTTGTAATTATTGCAGCTTCGGCAGGAGGGCATCAGGTTCTTAATGGCGTTGAGGTCTATGCCTTGGGCGGCGTAAGCCTCGGCGAATTCAAAGGGTATCAGGTGGTCTATCTGCATCTTGGATATGGGTATTTCTGCTCCACAGTATGCACAATGGCCGTTACATTTTGTATAAACCCTTTCTCGCGTTTTAGAGTTGAAACGTTGGCGATTCATTTGTTTGTTATTCGTCCTCCTTCGGCGGTTTGACCATTTCTGCCCGTAAGCTCTCTTTTATGTAGTAATCAATGCCAAGTTGCTTGCATAGTTGTTCGGCTTCTTCCCCAAACTGTTTCCAGTTAATATTTGACGAATAGTAATTCAATTTCCCAATTTTAACCTTGTCAAATAGGTCATAACAGTTCTCGATACATTCCAAAACCCGATCTGCGTCCGTTACAGGCTCAAAAGAACACCATGTTTTTATTCCCCAGTCATGCGCTTCTTTCACATCTATAAGCCTGTCGCCTGGCATATATACACCGCCATACATACCATCATAGGTAATACCGTACCAATCGTTTTCATCCAGCAAATCAAAGTCACGGCTCCCATCGCCCTTTGTAAGTATCTGAACATGGTTTCCACTTGCCTTGATAGCCTTTATAATCTGCCGTGTCGCCGTGGTATCATGTCCTGTGGGGTATGGGTCACAGGTGAAACATAGGTGTATCAATTTGCCCGCGATTCCTTCCCGCTCTAACTGTTTAATAGTTGCCTCCACAATCCCATCACGAGGCTTTATGTTAGTGTGAAACTGTTCCCGATCTTTCCTTAACACTGACGGGGCAAAGCAGTAATAACATCTGTGAGGACATCCCGTATAAATGTTGATAGCATAATCGCCGTACTCTTTTGCTTTTCCTTTAGGTATATAAATCGGCTTCATCTTCATACCTCCTTCAGTGGTTCTGGTATCACTTTTTCCCTTTAAACCGTGATACGTATACCAGTTCGCATATAAGTATCAACAACAAAGACAATCCCGCACCAATAACTACTCCTATGATGATGTACTTGGGCATTGTTATTCCTCCTTATCCATTTTCGCCCCGCAGTTGGGGCAGTAATTTTCTGCTATGGCTGTTCTCCTTCCGCACTCTGAACATCTGTATGTTTTTCTAAAAACAGGAATATCACTGCTATGTGTAGGTTTCCAAAACGAGCTATCAATGCCTATCCACTGCCCATGCACCACCGGCTCCACGTCTGTGCGGGGTTCTGTGATCTCGAATTCCTCTGCAAGCCAATTAAACACATTATCAAGGCAGTATGAGCCAAACCCAATGTGGCATTCTCCGTCCGCTGGGTTAAAGTACCAGATGTTGTAATACGGCTTTTCAGGTATTCCTTCCACGACAATTCTGGCGAATGGTGTTTTTATCTTGTGTTTGCACTCATCCGCACTCGCTGCCTCCCGGCTGATGTAGTTACTCATTTTATTCCTCCGGTTCACTTGTACTATCGCAAATATTCAGAATCTGTTGGAGCAATTCAATCTGCCCGTTTCTGTGACCATAGCGATACCCAGTTGTATACGTTTCGGCCGTGTCCCCACTGTTCTTGTCTTTTTCAGCAACGAGCGCCTGATACTTGGCTCTCAAATCTTCAAGCTCCGTTGTGCTCACAACCAAAGCAACATCAGCAACAACCCTGTTAATGGCATTTTCTATCTCTTGATATTCCGAGGGAAATAACTCCACTGCATCGCAGGCAGCTTCTATCGCCTCGCTTTTGGTTATATATTCTTTACTCATTGTCAGTACCTCCCTCCCCATAAAAAATCTTGAACGTCTTTCGTTAGCCGTTTTTGGCTCAATTGGTATGCTTGACTTGTAATTTCTCTCGGCTCTTTTTTGCCTTGGTATAAATCAGTCATAATTTCCCTTTCCTTCAGTTTTTGTCGAGCTTCTTGTTCATCAAATCCGCATGAGAGTAAGTAGTTATAATAATCGTTATCGCTTTTGGCCATTGTTGCCCTCCAATGCCTTTTCAGCTTCTTTCCGGGTGAAGAATACTGTTTTGCCAAAGTCACTAAACAGTAAAAATACATGGTCAGTTGTCATTAAGCTTTCGATTGAAACGCTTTCCACTTCGCAAGGCTTTATTTTTATTTTGCTTGTAAGTGTGGCATCATCAAAATATCTTTGGAAACGATATATCATACTCCCCACCTTACACGGCGGCACCACCAGCCGCCCTTCAGATTCTGCCTTTTTGTATTCGTCCAGCTCGCGGAGAGCGGCGGCTCCCATGCGGCAAGCCTCGTTTACGGCATCTTGCCAAACGTTTTCGCCTTCAAAGCCGCCATAATAACTAATCTTGGCATAGGCTTCAAGAGTAGTTTCCGGGTCAAGTATGTTTGCTGCTTCTTCTCGCGTCATTTCTCGTTACCGCCTTTCAGTATTAGCTCTGCCAAGTCGCAAGCCGCAAGGTATGTCTTTTCGTGTATTGTTCCGGCGTGTACTTTTTTAACCCGCTCCTTAAATGCCGCCATATCCGAAAACCAGCACCCAGCGCGGACAAACATATTGCCGTTATCGTCTATGTAAAAATAGGCTTTTCGGTTTGCGCTGCCTATCCTATCCACGGCGACATAGCGGCCATTTTTCACTGCGCCGTTTTCATAGCTGCACCGCTCACCAAAGCTGCACTGCTCACCAAAGCTGCACAGCGCGCCAAAGCTGCACTGCTCACCAAAGCTGCACCTCACACCAAAGCTGCACCGCTCACCAAAGCTGCACAGCGCGCCAAAGCTGCACCACTTGCCAAAGTTGCACCCCACGCTAAAGATGCACTCCTCGCTAAAGCTGCACTCCTCGCTAAAGCTGCACCTCACACCAAAGCTGCACCCCTCGCCAAAGATGCACTGCTCACCAAAGCTTTTTATTGCGGTATAATCCCCAGTAGGGCATATCTTGCGACCAAACTTATCTACTTCAAAGTTGTCAAAATCCGCTTGCGTGTACTTTATCATCGTTCTCTCCTTTCTTGTC